TTTTGGTATCAGCACAATAAATTGCATCGAGAAGACGGACCTGCGATTGTATGGCTGCGGCCGGGCGCTGATTCTCATTCTTTAGCATGGTACTTAAATGGGAAACGCCATAGAGAAGATGGTCCGGCTTTGATTGAGCCCGGAGAAGGAGAAAAATGGTATGTAAAAGGACGATGCCATAGATCCGATGGGCCTGCCGTCACCTATGCAAGAGGCAGATATGAATGGTGGATAAAAGGGACTCAATATACATTTTCTGCCTTACTAGAGGCCACATCATTATCTGAAGAAGACCTTGCACTTATTGTGTTAAGATACGGTTGACGTTTCTCTTAGAATATAGTATGTTAAGAACATGAGCAATTTAAGATTTATTGGCGATGTACATGGACATTGGAATCGTTATATGGACATCGCTACGGACTCTGTGCAAAGTATTCAGGTTGGCGACTTTGGTGTTGGGTTTATGTCAGATCATGATACTAAAGAAATGGATGCCTAGCAGAAAGAAAATCCGCAGCATCGATATATCCGTGGCAATCATGATGATCCTGGTCATTGTGAAAAAATGCATGGATGGATCGATGATGGAGACGAAGAATATTATGATGGCCTGGGGCGTGCAATGCATATAGGCGGCGCTTACAGTGTTGACCGAGATCAAAGGATAATGGGATACGATATGTGGCCTGATGAAGAGCTATCCGTGATAGAATTCAATGCGTTGATCGATCAATATGAAGCTGTAAAACCAGATATAATGATAACACATGACGCACCAAATTCTGCTGCTCTCAAGTTGTTTAGTAAAAACAGTCGGACTAAATTTGAGTATCCGTGTCGATCACACGCGACGCACTAGATGTGATGTTTAATATACATCAACCAAAGGTCTGGGTGTTCGGCCATTGGCATAAATCACAGGATCAATACATCGGTGATACCCGGTTTATATGCCTAAATGAACTCGAATTCATTGATCTGTAATGATTGAATTTACTCATCCCGTTTCATTACTTAAACATCTCTTAGGTTCTGTCGATGTCTTAAATGAAAATAGCATCCCAAAAGAAGATTGTCTCGACTTTCTCGACCAATATCTCCCGGGATGTAAAGATGATCTAATAATGCTAACAATGTTTGGTCTTCCTAAGAAGATTAGTGTCAATGTAGATGATGTTGGAAAAGCATCGCTGTTTGTTGATCATTTTATAAGACTGCTTTATATAAGTGATGTTGAAACGACTTATTTTCGACGGCATCTTTTTGAACAAAGATATGCATTGGCTACTGGAATTATTGCGCCGAGTATAGAATATGAATTAATAGATCGAATGGTACTGTATGATCTTGTTAAAACAAAAGATTACGGATTCTCGTTTGTGGCAACTGATTAACCTCTTATCCTCGATAAATACTTAGAAGTATTTTAAGGATAAGCATGCCTAGATTATCAGTCTGGAAAAACGGTACACACTCAAATGACTATAAATTCTTTGATCAGCGTATTAAAGAAATGTATACTATTGGAGGTACCGGCGTTAATGTATACAAGTATCTCGGCATACACGATCAAGGTGCTACAACCGACGCCAGTCAACCATCAGCGGCGGCAGACGACCCACTAGCAATTCAAGATTTTCTATTCTTAGAGAACAGAGATAGAAAATATGATAAAGATGTTTATGCCCTACGTGGAATTTATAACATTGCTGACTTAGATTTTGATCTAAGTCAATTCGGATTGTTTCTGCAGAACGACACAGTTTTTATCACCTTTCATTTAACTGATATGGTACAAAATATTGGTCGAAAGCTTATGGCCGGCGACGTATTAGAATTACCCCATCTAAAAGATTATTATTCGTTGGACACCGGATTAGAATCTGCCCTTAGTAGATATTATGTGGTTCAAGAAGGTAGTAGACCAAGTGAAGGATATTCACAAACATGGTTTCCGCATCTTTGGAGAATAAAAGCGACGCCTCTTATGGACAGTCAAGAATATAGTGACATACTTAATAAGATCAATATTGATTCTAGTACTGGTGAAGAAACAGGAAATACATTAAGGGATCTATTGAGTACATACCAAACCGAGATTGACATTACTAACAAAATTGTAGAACAAGCGGAAGCTGAGGTTCCGGAATCTGGTTATAACATAGATAAATTCTACATCGTACCAGTTGATTCAACCGGGAAGCCATATGAGCCCGAAGGGCACAATGCTGATGAAGATACCGTAGACAGTGATTCATCTAATATCGATGCCAGCAACACACGAATTACTCCGCAAAATGCAAACGCATATGCCGGGCATTTAGTCGGTGATGGATTAGCACCAAACGGACATCCAGTTACAATGGGTACAAGCTTTCCATCAACTTCTGTTGAAGGTGAATTTTTCCTACGCTTAGACTTTTTGCCAAATCGTTTATTTAGGTTTAGTGGTACACGATGGGTAAAGGTTGAAGATGATGTTAGAAGTCAATTGACTCCGGGCACAGGAAATACATTGCGTGATACGTTTATTAACAATAACGAAACTATCATAACCGATGATAACAAGGTTATTCCACAGCGGCAGGGCCTTAGCAGTATACTTGAAGCAACAGAGGATGACGATTAATTATGCAAAAATTCTTTTACGACAACCAAGTTAGAAGATTCTTAGTGCAATTTGTTCGTGCTTTTAGTAATTTCCAAGTGGAATACGGCAAGGATGCAAGTGGCCAAACTAGTCTGTTAACTGTGCCAGTGAAATATGGAGACGCTACTAGAATGGTGTCTAGTATAATCCGCGAGAATTCAGAAAACAAAATTATACCGGTTCCAATGATAAGTTGTTATATCGAAGCATTAGATTATGAACGTGAACGATTACAAGACCCAACATTTGTTGATAAGAAATCATTTAGGATGAGAGACTTCGACAAGGATACAGGTGAATATACTACAAAGCAAGGAAACGCATTTACTGTTGAACGCATGATGCCTGCGCCGTATGTATTAAACATGTCAGTCGACATTTGGACTAGTAATACCACACAGAAACTTCAATTATTAGAACAGATTCTCGTCTTATTCAATCCTGTGTTAGAGATTCAGAGTACCGATAACTATCTAGATTGGACTAGCCTAAGTTACATAGAACTTGTTAGCACTAGTTGGTCTAGTAGGACTGTTCCTATGGGAACCGATGACCAAATTGACATTGCTTCATTAAAATTTAAGGTACCCATATGGCTAACTGCGCCTGCTAGAGTAAAAAAACTAGGCGTAGTACAGAAAATCATCGCCAGTATATACGACGAAACAGGGAGCATTAGTGACGGAGTAATAGACCAAGGATTGCTGCTCGGCACTAGAATGAAATTTACTCCAATGAACTTTGGAGTACTAGTTTTAGGGAATATAATACAGATTATAGACCGAGACGAATCTGTTACAAATAAGGTAGAAAATCAAACTAGCTCTATAGATGACCCTCCTGTTAAAATTGGGGACGAAGATATCTCCTGGAAAGCTTTACTAAACCAATATGGTGATTTGCAAGCCGGGATCAGTCAAGTACGATTCGAAAGTGGTGTAGGTGAAATTGTAGGCACAGTAGCTTTTAACCCAGCAAATGATTTTCAATTATTGTTTACAGTAGATGCTGATACTATTCCCACAAATGATATAGATGCAGTTATCAAGATTATCAATCCAACTAAGACAGGACCTGACGCCGGATTAACTGAAGCTACAACAGGGCAACGTTACCTAATCCTAAAAGGTATAGGGGATTCAACTAATACTGACGGAGCCGATGCTTGGAAAGGATCAGACGGATCTGATCTTATTGCTGGAGCAAATGACATCATCGAGTACACTGGTGTTAAATGGCAGATTGCATTTGATGCAAGTGAAGAAACCAGCACACATTACATAACCAACACTAACACAGGTATTCAATACAAATGGAATGGAACTGCGTGGGTTAAGTCATGGGAGGGTGAATATAAAGCCGGTGACTGGTGTGTTGTTATTTAAGAGCGAATATCTCTTCTAAAGTTTTAAATTTTTTCATAATTTCAACTACGTTAAGGCTTTGGTAGACGCCGGGATGTAACGGCTTTGGATAATCTTCGATATTAGTCCACGCATAACCTTTATTCTCTTTATTCAATTCTGGAACAAACTCATCTTCTATAATAGTGGCGTATGTAAAGAATTCAAAATTCTTCTTCTCATTGCAATACTTTTCAACTGAAACATGTTTAATAATGGCTGGCACGTTTGGAATCTCTTCTAACATTTCTCGTTGAAGTGCATCGAATTCAGATTCTCCATCTTCGACTTTCCCACTTAAAAATCCCCATGTTCCATTGTGGGTTACGTTATTTCTAAGCAAAAATAAACAACGATTTGTTGATCTTGCAAAAATCAAAGTTCCGACACTTTGTACTTTATTCAATGTATTATCTTCCTATAATAAGTGGTTTTTTTCTCATATATTGAGATAAGTATCTCGCTAGGAACGATCTGAAATTGCTTTCAAACGCTTGATTAACTAACCAATGAGTGCATTTGGCGTCGAGGTCTACTACAACTCGAAGCCCATGGGATATTGCTTTTTTACAGATTATTACGTCCTCACTACATAAATCGCCGTTTACAATCTGAACATTGCATATCATTCGGTTCATTGTGCCTTGGTTACTGTATTCTAGACTATTATCCCACAATACTGATATTGCGTTTTTGGTTAATATCATAAATCCAGTTCCGACCGAATCAACATTTAATAAGTTATTAGAATTTGGATCATAGTCATGGTAAGATTTTGAATATGTTATGTTATACTGTTCATCTAGACTCTTCTTGCGGACCGGATATCCTAGGATATCAAAATCGTATGTTAGAGACCTTAATATATCAGTGTCAATCCATGATTGATCAGAATCAACCATAATCAGAAAATCATATTCACCTAAATATGCATTTTTGAAAATGTCGTTTCGTGCTCGTTGCACCAAGGAGTCATAACATAAGAATAGCGGGTCAATTATGTACCCGCTATTCTCTAATGTTTTGATCGTCTTTGTTAGACTTATTATATAATTGACGTCAACCCTGCCATCATACGAAGGAGTTGCTAACAGAATTCTCTTTTTCATTGATGTATCTAATAACTTAAACTAAGGTTGAAAGGTCGATGGGATCCTGACGGAGATCAACAGACGGAGTCACTGTACTTACATACTGGCTATCAAAAACCAAAGCCATATGGTCTAGGTCACAAAACGAAAGTAACTCGGCCTTTGTAAACTCCGTTGCAATCTTTCCTAGATACGCAACATCAAATGTCTTCTGATACCTTTTTGCATAGTTTTCGTAACTAAAACGAACTTCGACTTCCCAGCTTAGTACTACGTCGTCTGCTATCCGGGTTGTTGGGGTTGCTAATGTTAATTCTTTTTTTGCATTCTTACCGAAATCGGCCATAAAAATTCTCCTGTTTGTCTATTTACGTTTATTTATCGTTATGATTGATCATATGCATCTTTATCGCATTTGTTGTCATGTTATCTACTGTAATAGCTGCTGCTCTGCTTGCGGGTATTAACCTAGGATGATACCACCAATCTTCATAACTTCTCCAATTATCCGGAGAGACATTGGGAATAGCTAACTTGTATCCTTTGCTCTTCAAATAGGTCCTAGACAATTCTCTAAATTTCATGTCCGGGTCACAGTAATGATCATGTTCATATGTAATAACTGCGAATCTATGTGTGTCAAATGGTATCTTCTGTAATACCTCATAAGTTATCGACGGTGGATCGCAATCAAGTTGCAGATAATCAATATCTGCCGGAAGGTTATGCTTTGCTAAAATAGCTTCATATCCTGCAAGTTGTGCGTCTAACTTTAAGCAAGGGTTCTTTCTATTAGAGCAATGATCGTCGTAAAAATTCTTGTCCCAATCAATACTAACACCTGTCCAGTTGAAGTCTTTTTCTAACAAAAGTGTGTTACTACCATATGTGCTATCGCCCGCGCCGATCTCTAAGTATGTCCCTCTTTTCTTGCCATCGTGCATATAGAGAACGAACATGTCCTGTAAAGCTTCAGCATAGTTCTTTTCTATAGTAGCAGAATTAGTAAACTTATACTTCAAATCTCTGGACATAGAGGACGTGTATTCTTGTAGATCATATCCTTTCATCATCCCCATGTATTGCAAGTTATTAACACAAGCTTGATGGTGTTCATGATTTAATTTATAATTGGCTAGCAGGTCTTTAAAAATATCAGCAGCTTCGTCAGTCAATCCAGAATACCAAGCACAAAGACCTTTTTGAAATAATAGCCCATAGTCACCGGGATATCTGATCCAAGAAGAAAGGGGTTTTCTGTCTCGTTCAAGTAGAGAATGTCCAATTGAGGATATCATATATCCTTCATTCCATTCCTCTTGTTTCTCATGTAATCGAGACAGCATATAATAGCCTTCTGGTCGGATCGGTAATAAAGCAATTGCTCGTTGGATCATTCCTTTAACCGAAAACCCACGAGAACCTTGTTCATCAAAGCACATACTGGCTTTGATTAAGCATTCGTATGATAGCAAGGTTATATCAGTTCGTTCTGCTGCTCTAATGTAATACGAGATTGCCGAAGCATATTGCCCGTTTTCAAAATACCAATTAGCCATATCAAAGTTGTTAACTGCTGAGGAAGTGTCTAATGCAAATCTGTTTAAGAGAGTCTGTAAATTATCTTTCATCGATAAATCTTTCTATTATATGGCATGGTGTTCGCAATACATATGCCGCGTTATCCTGGAATCCGAACGAGATTAGTATATCATTTCCGTGCCTGCACATACCAGTACTAAATTCAACGTGTGCATCCATAATTGAGAAATCATTCGAGTACTTTACAAGATTAAAGTCGTTGTCCCAGACAATAAACCTATGTCGGTATACAGCATCTTTTCTGCCAGTACTACTTTTAAACAAATCCACTTCATGTGTTAATGCAAAATAATGATTCTTATCAAGTCGCAAAACTTGCGATCCGCCTCGTATGTCACGCGGCATTGCTACAGGAGTTCCAATCGATACTTGCTCGCATGTTTTACCTACAGGATCAACCTTTACCAATTCTGTTGGATTTGTCCATTTTATAAAATGATAGGGTTTGTCTAGCACAGGCATCCAGTTCTTTTCACAATATGAACCTGCATCAATTGGCGCGGGAATTCTAAATCTAGACACCTCAGTAACAGAATTGCTATGAACCGTAATCTCAGTTAGTTCCATTCTGCCTTCGCCGTTCTCCTTTACATCACGACGGACACCGCACATATAAAGTTTCTTGCCCCACCTAAAAATGCGGGCGTCTTCTTGTCCTACAAACTCCCAAACCGGAGGAATGTCATTTGCGCTAGTATCAACCTTGTTGTATCTAGTCATGTTTAAATCTTCATCAAGTTCACAATAAAAATTATTCGTAATAAGGCGCAAGTCATGTTCTGGATGTATATAAGTTAATGGACCAAATGGGTGTTGAAATAGCTTTGCTTCTGAATGATAGAATGTATAGTTAACATGCCGTAAGTTAACAAGTATTTTCCCGCCGTCATTGTAAATAGATGGATTCATTAATCCTGTTCCATTTGTGTGGTCAGTCGGTATGATTAAAGGATGTATAGACCCGTTGTTAGTTAAAGAGAGTTCAGTTAGATGATTCATACTTAACTATACTACTAATCGTAGTGCTAGAGCAATTTAATACTTACCAAGTGGACACTGCGACCCTACGCCAAATTTCTGTAGATCCATCATAGGTTCCTGAACAGATATACACAAAACTAGCACTCCAGGCGAACATGCCTGCAACGTCGCCTGCTATGCCGACCGCAGATGAAACAGTTCGTGTAGTGTCAATAGTAATAGAATCGCCACATATAACAACTCTGTTAGATGCACCGGGGTCAATAGAAATACTCCCGTCACTGTCAATTGTGTAATTTCCGCTAATCTTTAAGGTCTTTGACATGTCTACTCCATCTTATTCGTTGTATTTATCAATTCTAGAAATTCTTCATTTTCTAATGTACAAAAATTATTGCACATCTTCCATTCTTCCGGGGTATATCCGGACAAAGGGCCTACATGGTAAAAGGTTTGGTTCAAATGTTCTTTCATAATACCTTGTATTTGTGTGACCCAATTACCATGGTAAGTAGCATGAGAATCACTCGTCTTATAAAATAACCGATCTGAATAAAGGTTGTTGATGTTCTTCGTATCACTAATTAAATCCATGCCTATCATGAATAAATTTTTTGTACCGTTCATAGCAGCGATGGTTAATGCTACAGGTCCACTCGAAAACCCATAATTCTTTGCAATAGGAATTGCTCCGCTATATTTGATGATGTTAGCAGCTCGGGTATAATGATCATGAATGGCACTATATCCATTTTGCTGTATTTCATGTGCAATATCTTTGTCTACACTCACTAGTACATCTGGTATAAAATCTTCATATGCTCGGTTACAAGCATATACTTTGCCGATGGATTTCAGAAGATCGATATCATAATTCAATCTTGTTTTGCCGTTTCCTAAGATAAATGAATGTTCTGTCATGATATAAGGGGGAAATTTCTTTCCCCCTTATTTATCGTTGACTTAGGCTGTTACGATAGAAACACTAACACCAGCACTTGGGCTAGATGTAACCCATGTTGCGCGGTCTCCAGAAGCAAACTGGCTTCCTGTAACTGGTACAAGCGTTACAAAATTGCTAGTGATCTTAGAAACATAATATGTTCCGCTAGCAGAATCTGTTGCTGTAAGTTGGCACTGACCGGCCGTAAGCGATCCACTAGCTACTGTGGTCAAAACTAGATCCTCAGTTCCGTCACTAGTTGTGATCTTGAATGTAGTTGCGCCTTTTTGTGCGGTTGCATATCCGTTATTTGCGCTACCACTAGTAACAAATCCGATAAACTGAATCTGATTACCTGCTTGGCTAGTGTCGCCAAGTACTCCAACCTTTAGCGATCCGCTAACTGTCTCTGTCATTTTTAATGGTCGTCCCATTTTGTTTTCTCCTTAAAGAAGTCCTGTGTGAGTTCTATTCACTACGCTGAGGGGTTTACAATCAGCATAAAGCTATTTTTTAGCTATTAGTATTTATCAGTTGACTCTTTTTATATATCTGTTATATTAACACGATAACAAGGAGAGAAGAGTCCCATGGTAGACAATTATAAGCTTCCTGCAACATTGTATGTAGGTGTTAGAGCAAATGGCGCAGGGTTTATGGTGCCAGATGGCAATAATTATGCAGCGCGGAAGCGAAAAGACACAGTTGAAGATTGGGTGGCTAACACCTGGTCACGGGCGTCAAAAGTTTCAGATAAGGACACGGTTTATTCAGGAATGGTGCTAGACAATGTCGCGCAAACTGGCTTTAAAATCACAGAATGGACTTCGAGATATACCACTGATAACAAGGTGTTCGATATCCAGGATCCTCGCGGCTTTAGCTTGCAGATTTACGCAGACAGCCTGTTTGGACTGATTCAAGATTGCACAATTATTAACGGCGTTATACAAGACAAGTGCATATGGGTTAGAACTGGCGCTGTGAACTACTTGACAAAAGTAGGATCTGACGTGTACGCGAAAGCTTTTCGCGATTCCAAGATTGAAAGTGGCGAAGTAAGTGCAATCAAGATGGCTGATGTAAAAATTGGCGACACTGTTAGGCTCCGGAACAAATCAGAAATGATTTACCTAGGCGAAATAACCGTTGCTGTAATTTCCAGAGTTATGTATCTCTACAGTCCAAGTGGTTGGAGCAATAGAATTGCTGTCAAGGAAGAACGTATCGGTGGGCTGCACGACGGAGAGCCAGAAGCTGTTCTCCAGGCAAAACGTCATCTGTTTATGCATGCTACCTACAGGAAGACATATCTGCAGGTTGCAAAGCCAACAGTTGTAGAAATTATCAAAACAGATGCGCCCCAAGATGAAATCGATGCTATAAAGGACCTTTTTGTACAGCCTGGAGATCCGATTAAGCTTTTTAATAACAGGATAGAAACCCTTAATGGGCAAGGCGAGATAAACTGGATCAAGACAAAGATTGGGTTTTATGACCACAACCAAGCAAAGGATTTCTGCAACTCCGTTACTAAAGATATGGTAAAGGGCGAAATTGCATCTATGGTGTTTAGCGATTGATGAGGACTCATGTTTTTTTATAAAATCATATTCCATCCGGATGATGCATTATCGGATTGGAGTCAACGCGAAGTAGAAATAAGAAATAAACGATATCCTCATGTGTGTCGCCTTGACTCCGGGCCCATTCTGTCAGACTGTCGACATTGGGCTTTGCAGAATAACGTAGATTGCTTTCTTGTAGCAGAGAGGGATGTACAGTGCCCGCGTCGAAATTATCTTAGGTTTAGGACAACTGATGATTTGTTACTTTACATGATGTCACATTGATAAAGAATTTCATATATCGGAAGTGGCTTAATACATCATGTTCTAGCTTAATTCAGATACAGGAAGAATTCCCGTTTAGTTGCTACTTAGATGATTTCTCAAAGTCAAAATACGAATTTGTTTATGGTTGGGCGGCTCATAACAAAATCAATGCAATGCATATGATTCATGCTATAATGCCTTGGGGTATAATTGATAAAGATCAACTAATGTTTGAAACCGAAGAAGATATGATGCTATTTAATTTGAAATTTAATTAACATGGATGGCAGGGTACATAGGTTCAATAGACCAAGCGAAGATTCGTTAATAGCTGATATTCTAGAAGAATGGCCTGTGCACCTTTGCAATTATGTTGATGGTGACCGCTATTATATCATGCCGCTATATATGAAACCTTCTAATAAACCTGATTTTATATGTGTAGAAGTAACTGAGTACAACTCCTGGTCAATGTTGTATTGCTTATCAGAACAACATTTCGTATTCAAAGATGAAGACACTAAACTCCAATTCATGTTAACATACCTATAAAGGATTGCACAATGAGCGCAATGAATAGAGACCTTACTTCCCTGTTATTTTATATGTATTACGCACAAAAACATGATCCGAATTCGATGTATGGTGGTATCCCCATTAAAGAAGCATATGAATCTATGTTTCGCCTGTTAGGGCTTGACAAAGATCTGTTTGAGTGTACAGTAATAAATGACATTGAAAAGGGAAACTAGAATGACGCAACCAGGTACGATTATTTTCAAACGGACTTCGACGGGCGCGACCCAAGTATGGTCCCAAGAAATCGAAGGAAACAAATACAGGACCGTAAGTGGTCAGATTGACGGCAAGAAAGTTACCTCAAACTGGACAGAATGCGAAGGTAAAAACGTTGGCCGTGCAAATGAAACCAGTCCTGAGGAACAGGCACTCCTGGAAGTTACTGCAACTTACAAGAAGAAGTTAGAGCAGGGGAATTATCATACAGAACAAGACAACATTGATATTGCAAAGTTCTTCAAACCAATGCTAGCAAAAGGCTTTGAGAAATATTCCGCTAAGATTATCGGTGGCAGAAATAGTTTGTTTAGCCAGCCGAAACTAGACGGCGTCCGTTGCATTGTTAACCGTGATGGCATGTTTACACGCAACGGCAAACCAATCGAATCATGCCCGCATGTGATGCAGGAATTGGCTGCTGTATTTGCTGTTGATCCAGACCTAGTCCTCGATGGTGAACTTTACAACCATGCACTTAAGGAAGACTTCAACGAAATTGTCTCCATGGTCAAGCGTGTCAAGGTAACTGAAGATGACCTTATTAAGAGCAAGCAACTTGTTGAATATTGGGTATACGATATGCCGTCGGTAGTAGGCGGATTTGAAACTAGATTTGCTGCAATCGAAAGTCTCTTTCTTGCTTCAAATTTTGTTTCGTTGGTTATGGTACCAACCGACCTTGTTGCAACAAGTGATGACATTGACGAAGCCTATGGAGAATATGTCGAAGATGGCATGGAAGGGCAGATCATCCGCGTAAACGGCACCGAATATGAACAGAAGCGTTCGAAGAATTTGCTGAAACGAAAAGAGTTTGACGACGACGAATTTAAGATTATTCGCATCGAAGAAGGTTCTGGAAACAGGAGTGGAATGGCTGGCAGGATTGTATACTTGCTAGAGGACGGCAGTGAATTCTCATCCGGTATTAAAGGCGGTGTTAAGTTCTACAAGGAATTGTGGGCAGAACGTGATCAATATGTCAGCGGGCAAGGAACAGTACGGCATTTTCGTTGGACGCCGGATGGCAAGCCACGTTTTCCAGTAACCGTTACGTGTTTCAAGGGCAGGCGCGACCTTTAATAGGAGACTATGATGGAAGATTATACTCGAAAATTTACCATGAGGAATACCCGTCGAGATATTCTAATCGAGGCTAGAAGTACCCTAGATTACTTCAAGAGTCCAGAAGTAGCGGCAGAATGGCCCGACAACAACAATGAGAATGCACTGCGACACTTGGTTGTTATTTTCGTAGTAGGAGATAATGAGTTGTTTGGAGGTGGCCCTCTGCTATCCGAAGAAACCATGGCATGCAACTATGCGCAACTTCTAAATCGAAAACCTTCTTATGTAACAAATGAACTTATTGAATTTAAGAAATTCATGCATCGAGACGACATCACCATCGAAATTTATCAACTTAGTCAAAAGAGCGCTGGGTAATGGAAGTAATTGATCCCGGGCATGTTTATAAACTGTGGCAATTAGGATCCGAAGATTCTGTTACACTTACGTTTGTAAAAAGGTCCGGTGGTGCTATTCAGTATGATGAAGAATGGCCAGGTTTGCAGACACAGGAGGTTATACGTTCTTTAATTGAACGTACCGAATATTTGAATTCTATATTGCCTTGCGCTGAAACAGATGCTACACTGTGGCATCTTCGATCAGCTTTGTATGAATACGAAGTTCGAGCGTATCGTAGAAAGAAAGAAAAGGTTAATCGAGAAAAACCATCACACAATGACGAGATTGAACCAAAAGCATGGCGAGAACATGTTTATTCTGATATCCCGTTTACCGAGCATCTAATTGAGCAATTCCCTATTATTATACTAGACAAAGATAGAGAATTAAAGTAAAATACAATTTTATAGAAAGGTATCAAAGTCATGACTACGAACTACGGAGTTAAATACACTCATGAAGAAATAGATTCTACTTCTGCAGAATGCTTGTCAAATATTGCTGACGAAATCACAGCAAATCTTAATGATTATAGCAAACTCATGTTCGTCACTGGATTGGTTTCTTTAGGCCTAATGACGCCGACCGGGACTTCTTTGTTCGAACGGATCGTTTTTTGGGGTATAATGAAATTGTTCGGTCCAATTCGTACTGCAAAAGCACTTCTTACTACCATGAAGAAATGGTCGTTTGATGACCGAGAAGACTTGTTCAACCAAACCATCGACCATATGCTAAACGGCAAAGATGAGATTGACGAGTTCTCCGCCGGCGGATATTCAAAGGTAGAACTTTATCTAGTTTACCAAATGTATAAGAGTCTTTACGTTTATCAACAGAATGCCGCTGGATAATGCCGTTGAGAACAACGAAAAAAGAATATTGTCGTCAAAAAACGTTCTGGGCCGGAGATTCTGAATTAGAAACTGATAGAAACATGATTAAGGCATACGACGATATATATCCATACCGTGTCGAATTACCTCATCCCACATATGTTTCATCGGGAAATCGAATTATTAAATGGGCGAATGAGAATCAAATAAATTGTGTACTCATGAATTGGACTAATTATCTATTACCTGACCAAGGTTACCCATCATTCTATGCAGCATTTGAGACCGAGTCAGAAAAAATGTTATTTGTGTTACAGTTCTCATGAGTTATTTCATAAATCTCAATATTTGCGATATATTCTCCGAGGGACAGAATATTCATGTTCCTAAAGGCCGGTTCGACTTCTTCTCTCCATTTGTAGAATTATATCCGTATCACTGTCCGTTGACATATAAACAAAGTGTGATAGATATTGGTCCATAGGCAGAAACTAACAAAATCAAGTGTGTTAGGTTTTATAATTCGATATTTAAAACCTAACCATAGACATTCCGACACACCCGTTAGCGACTCATTATCATTGCATGATGTTTGGAACTGAAGAAGATTTACTGTTATATCAATTGAGATTTGTATGACTTATTACTCTGAATATGACGTAGAATACGATCCATTTCATGATGATTGGCTTGATTCTGCTCTCATAAGACTTCAAGAAATCGATGATAGTTTTCCATTCCATGTTGCATTAAAACTAATTAGGTATATAGGTCCATGGATTGATTGGGATAAATGGGCAGAATCTGTATCTAGTTGGGCAAAAGAAAACAAAATATACTGTATTCAGGTCATTGATGCAGACTTGTGTTATTTTTCAGAAGAATGGCTGCCGCCACATAGGTACCTAGCATTCAAAACCGAAGAAGATTTACTGTTATATAAATTGAGATTTGGTTAATCTTAGGTCTTGCATTAGTCCTAATTAATTGTATAATACATAAACAACACAAGGGAAAAACACATGAGCAAAGGCAAATATTCTCCGTGCGTTAAATCGGGCGAGAACACATTAGAGGATTTCCGTTTTAATGCCAAAGGCGAAGTTCCGGTTGAATACGTCCCTGGCACCATGGATTGGAATCATGAAATTATGTCTGACGGTTACGACAAAGACGGATTCGATTCGTATGGATATTCTGCCTACAACAAAGATGGATGCTGTTCTGGAATGATGAGCGGGATTGATAAAGCCGGATACACCGAAGTAGATTATCAGTCCATGACCGATGACGAATTCAATGACCTTGCTGGATTTGTGTGACTTACTGCACAGAAATTGATGCGCTTGAACTATTCTTCGCGGGCCCCCGTAATTGGGCCGTGTGTTATGGAGAGCTAGGAATCGACGAAGATTTATTCTCACATCATTGTTCAACTAACAAAGAACTCAACAGCATAGATATTGCTAATTGGGCGAACACAAATCAGATTACCTGTTATCGGATACTCTATGTAACTTATTTTTTAAGCAAGGTCCCCTTTATCCATTACATGATGTTTAAAACTGAAGAAGATATGATGTTATACCAATTGAGGTTTGGTTAATGTATGTATTGGTCTTCTATCTTTTTAATCCTGATTCTAGCTCTTATCCCATGAACACTCTTGACACAACCAAAAAAGTTAGATTCAATGAAATCACTGAGAAATATCCATTTGTCATCGAAAGATATGTTTCTCAATTACGATTTTATTATTACATGGATCCTTTGAAAGAACGTCTAGAAAAATTAACTATCGCAAACGACATTGATCTTCAAATTTGTGCTATATACTCTTCTACGCTAGCTAGAATTTCATTACAATATAGATTTAAAACCGAAGAAGATCTTGTGTTGTTTGAGATTTTATGTGGGAATTTAATCCGTTGACTTATTTTCTAACACAAATTTCTTCTTTCCGCAATCCCAAATTCTATCATATCCCATGGATTTAGCCGTTTGCCATTCAGTAAGATGTTCTATCTTGGGCTGGGTTCTCATCCATAGTTTATGATGCTTGATTTCATAATCAGTGTAATATTGCATCGGCGGGACGTCACTTATGTGAACGAATCCTAACACATTATATAGATTTCCGGTACTATACCTATTGTCTGAAAAACTAATTATCTGTTGCCAATTATACTCTTTACAAAATGCAGATAACAATTTGCTAGCGCCACCAACTACGTTTACAGATGAACACAATCTAGTAAGATCAAATATTCCTGGACTTTTTTGTAAGAAGGTCATAACCGATACTAATTTACCACGATTGTATAATCCGTAAGCTACAGACATTCGAGTTGGCGAATTTTGTATGTGATAACTGTCGACAAATTCTTTTGCTAGTGTATGATCAATTTTTCTTATTTCTGTATTACGAGCAAATATTCTATTTTTTTCTAATTGTAAAATATTACGAAGCATAGATTTAGTTACGTTATTTTTGTAAATCCATTCGTCACTAAAAATAGTTACTAACCGTATGTCTTTTTCTAACAGCCTGTCATATTTGTTTTTATGATATTTCCATTTTTTTCCAGAACTATTTTCCGAGTGCCAATACAATCCACAATATTCTATTGCAAGGTTATGTGAAGGTATGTATATGTCCACCTCAAATGGATTGATCAAACTCCTGTCACCACTTATAACACCATCCACGTAACCATTTACATATGCAAATACTTCTAATTCTTGTTTACTCTTATAAGAGAATTTACTAGGATTGCATATCTTGCAAGCAGGAAACGCAGCATAATCAAATCTTTTTTCAAATTCATGAGAACAAATCGTGCACCTAAACTGCATTAATGGCCTAGAAGCTACACCCAAGTAATCATTCTCTTTAACTAAAACTTCTAGTTGAAAATTATCAATCATATTTTTGCAAAAAGCCTTATAATTTTTTCTATATACTTTACTAGGATCAAAAAATTGCTTTCTTGATTTGATTGATTTTTGTTTAACATCAGTATCCTGCATAGGATACTTATGCCCATATTTCTGTAAATTAGTTTCTTCTGTTTTTTGTTTTGTTGAATCAAGCGACTGAGGATTATGGACCCCAAATTTTAACAGATTAGTCTGTCTAATCGAGTCAATTGTTTGGTTGACCTTATCATGATCACTGTAAAAAGCTGCATGGTTCTCTTTTGCTGTTATCGTTTGAGCTGTATTTTTAACTCCGTATTTTATTAAATTTGTGTCTGATCTTTTTTGATTAGAATCTTGTATTTGACTAACTGATGCTAGTCTTTTGGACTTAGATACATTTTTAGAAACTGATTCCTTTGTACATCGACAAACATTTGCTCGGCCGCATCCGCCGTATCCTAGGTTTATTCCTTTGAACTTTCGGTTCTTGCCATATTTACATTTGTTTAATGTAGAATGCAATGCAGAATATATCAATTCAGAATTAGTCGCCGAAGTTAATATCGTCTGATCGGCGTTTGCTAATATCCATGCCCATAGAACAGTGTCATTCTTAATAATAGAACTAACTGTTTTAGCATGGTGTCCTGCAAGATAAGAATGTATTAAAGATTTCATTGTAGTATTTATTATACTATATTTTCTGAATAAAACCCAAGAAGAAAGGAAGATTTCTCTTCCTTTCTGTCTCTTTATTGGTTGTATTTGGTAGTATTTAGACTAATATTAACTTACTGGAAGCTAATGTTGGCCATGCTCACTTCTCCAAGATAGTCACCAGCATTGCCAAGTGACGATGCAGTGTTGCTTAACTCTACATAACCATACCGTGTCATGAAGCTAACAGTTGGTTCGAAGGTGCTTGGGTCAAGTACTGTCCCGGAGCTCATTAGAGGGATATATGGGCAATAGAATGCGGCTGCATCCGTCTCGCTTGGTCCCTTATAACCAACTAGAACTGCTTTACCATCAGCTGCGTAACCGTCAACATAAACACGCATGTTATTGTTTAGGGTTCCGACAAACTTGGTGTTCGTTGGTGCTTCAAAAGTACCTTCTGTAGTACGAGCAAAAGCAGACGTGCTAGCGCTCTGTAGAACTGTTAGTGCTTCTGAGCTAACAACTGCCCAGTTACCAGCGTTACGACGTGTACGCTGAGCGATCTTGTTAGCAACGCGGTTAACTAGAACTGCTAGAGCAGCGTGTTCGTCACCGACGAATGTTGCTGTACCACTAACTGTTGACTGGTTAAAGGCTTCTTCGGTAGCTGCTAGAGAACGTAGAGACGCTAGAACTTCCTGATCGATTTCTGCAGTAATTTCTTGTGCTAGAGCAGCCATAATTTCTGCTTCAACATCAATACCATGCATTGATTCAGCATCTTGTGCTGCTTCAAAAGTCCAACGAGCCGATAGCTTACGTGGCTTTGCTTCAACCGACTGCTTTAGGATCTGAATGGAAATCTTATTACCACCAGTACCTTCTAAAGCTGCTGTTGTTGCGGCACGTCCAGTTGTTGCTGAACCTGAGTATGCAGTAGCAATTTTGAATGGGCTTAGAGCTTCATCGCCTGCTATTGTATCAGTGCCTAGGTCACCAGCTGCTGTAGATGTTACGGTATCTGCATAACGCACACGTAGAGTGTGAATCTGTCCAACTGGTCCCTGCATTGGTTGTACGCCAACAATTTCGTTAGCAATAACGGTAGGCATTACACGTCGAATAACCGGTAAAATTACGCGATTTAGTGTTGCTACGTTACCCGAAGCAGTCGAACCTGTGGTTGCTGCTTCTCTTAGATATTTACGGGTGTTCTCTAGGATAACCCCCATAGTTCCGCGACGGTTACCTTCTAGCCCTTCGAGAAGAGCGGCCTTTGTATCGTCCCAGCGTGATTCAAGTAATACTGACATTTTTCTGTTTCCTGTTCTTTACTTTATCCCTGCAAGCTTCATCATTTCCTTGACATCACTGTCAGACTGAGAATCAACTTCTGTTGGGTTTTTTTGTGTTTTGTCGCCGGTTACTGCTGTAAAAGATTCATTGACCATTCTCTTGCCTGGTGCAACTCGGGTTCTTAGTGATTTACCGTCAACTACTGCTGGCAAATAACGATCAAAAGCGTTCCTTAGTTTAGATGTTTGAACACTCTCTAAAAGGTCACGCATGATAACGGCCTTCTCTTTATTAAGAGGTTTTAGCAAAGAGTCGATAGTTGTTTTACGAGAAGTATTTTCATTGATTCTCTTAACTTCGGCTATTTTACCCTCAATAATGTGGTTTTTCTTTGCAATGGCTACTTCAGCTTCTGCTAACTTAGTATTGCTTTCATCAAGATTGCTCTTTAGCACTTTGATTTCTTGATTTTCGTTTAGGTGGCTTACACCAAACTCAGCTGCAAAGGCTTCGAAAATCTTGCGACCAAAATCATTTTCTTTGGCTGCGCTGATATCTTCCTTTAGTTGAGTGATCTCAGTCTTAAGATGTTTGGCAATAGATCCTTCTAGAATCGCGCTTGACCTAGAAACAAATTCTTTCTTTAAAGAAGCTAGGCTAGCCTTCGATTCTTTAACTAAACGAACTTTCGTTTCTACAATATCATTGCGGTCTTCTTGGAAGTCTTCAATTTCCTCAGCTAATTGTGCTACAATAAAACTTTCTAATTTCTTAACAGTTTCATTCTGGACACGACGGTCCTTGTGTAACTCTTTAACTTCTTCAGCTAGCTGTTCCATCATGAAATCATGAAACTTACTACTAGATTCAGTTAATTTAGAAATAGAGTGGGCACGATCTTCTGAAATCTTTTTCTTTTCTTCGGCAATAAGCTTCAGTTCTGCAGAAAGAGATTCATTTACCATACGATCTAAAGCTTTAACCATTTCATTTTTGTCATGTTCATAGCGACGAGCAAATTCTTCTCTTAGCTCTGTCTTAACCTCTGAACGAACATTTACTAGCTTTGATTCCCAGGCTTCCTGGATTTCAGTTTTAGCAGCTTCGTTAATAAGGTTGCTATCTAGTAATGGCTTTAATGCGTCAAGCATATATATTCTCCTAGATCTTTAAGTCCTTGATAAGACGAATTGCTTCATCCTTCAAGTATTTTTGTACACCTGGATTAGATCTTACCTCATCAGCAATTTCTAATACCTTGTGGCCGCCTCGCATATTCATCATTCCCTCATAAATTGCTTTAGGATAGGCGTCAGGTGCAGACGGTTGTGCCACAATATCTACTGTGACAATTTCGAAATCAGATACATCACCAGAAGATTCATTAACGTTTCCGCTACCTCTACTGCTAACTCCTAATTTTACTCCGTTTTCCAACATGGTCTTAACTAAGTTTCCCATTGGTGTTGGAATGATCTTTAATTTGCCGTAGCCGTCATTTCCTTCCATCCACATATTCTCAATCATGTGACTTACACGATCTAGATTAACTTGCAGATCATCTGGATGATCGACTTCACCAAGTACACTTTTGCCGTTTTGAACTAATTCATTCAATTGTGTAACGGCGTCTTTGATCTCGTTGACGGGGTAAACACGCTGGTTTGCGTTCTTTACCCCGCCTTGGATACAAATACCTTTCATGAAGAGATTCTTGCCATCAGTAGACGCTTCAGTTACCATCTTCGCCTGGTCAAATGTAAGTTGTTCTCTAAGATAAATCATCAAAAGTGTCCTTAATTTACGCTTTTCTTACTGGCTTCGGCGCAGCTTGCAACTTCTTTCTGCCTGCTTCTCTAGTGTCCATTGCATAAGTCTGCTTCTTTGCAGTATCAGCTGAACGTCCTGTTTCTTCGCTTCCGCTACCGATCTTAGTTGCCTTAGCCTTGGATGCTATGCGACCTTTACCTGTTAGTGAAACTGACTTCTTATTGGTATTACCGTCTTCAGTATTCGACGGAGCCGGAACCTTTTCGGTGTACTCGCGAACAAAGCTTTCTGTTGCTTCGTCGTCGTCGTCGTCCATGTCGTCTTCGTCACCAAAGTCGCCCATGTCGTCTTCGTCACCAAAGTCGCCCATGTCGTCTTCACCGCCCATGTCGCCCATGTCGTCTTCACCGCCCATGTCGTCTTCGTCGCCTACTAGTTCATCAAACATAGCCTTTAATTCATCTAGTGTATCTTCTAGATCAACTACTCTATCTTCGAGTTCAGCTTCGCCCATGTCGTCATCTATGCCGTCTTCGTCGGCATAGTCGCCCATGTCGCCACCAGCATCTAGATCAACTTCTTCGTCGTCATACTCGCCGTCTAGGTCGTCTTCGCTAATACCGGCTTCGTCAGCTTCGATGTCATTAATCATGTCATCTACTGCGTCACCACCTAGGCCACGATCTTCGTCTTCGTCATTTAAAATATTTTCGTATATGTTGCGGCTCATTTCTACTACTACATCATGGAAGAGAGCTGCCGCTTTCTCTTCGTCTTCGGCAATGTATAATTCAACTACTTTTTCAAACTTGCTCATTAGATTAAATCTCCCTGTTATGTTTAAGGCACTTGTACCTTTATTTACAGGGTAGTTTGGTTTTAAGTATTAAATGTAGCTTTTTTGATTCAAAACAAATGATAAATCGTTTAACGGTTTAAAATTCTAGATCGCCGCCCATATCACCATCTTCACTAGAAGATCCGTATTGAGTCTTCACCTTTTCTAAACTGGCATGATATTCGACCATTTTACTATCGCGAAGAATTCTTAACCTATTAATGTGTTTTAGCGTTAACCTAGTCTTCCTAGTGTCAGTCTTTTTTGCAATGCTCTCATCATCTTGGTTCTGAAACTCTTCGATACGACCTTGGTCCTTAGCGAACCGGTTCGGATCGGGCAATGGGTTTTCAAATAAATCGCGAATAAACATAATAGTCTCCTAGTTGTATTTATTCATTTGGCGGTTGATCAGCATCGCCAAGATCCATATCTGGGATATCAAAATCGCCGCCATCTATATCGTCTCCAAAATCTTCATCATCTGCTGAGAAATCTTCTAGATCAGCATCGATCCCGCCTGGAGTGATACCTATGCTACGCATGTCAACTTTCTTGGCTTCTGAATCTTCTTCATTTTCTTCGCGCCACATTGTTTCGTTTTCTAGGATTTCTTGCTCCGATAGTCCCAAATACCTACTAATTAGGAAACGCTTTGAAAAATACGGAAACGATTCTAAACTAGAGAATGTACTGATCTTACTTGTATCAAGTTCAATTTCCCGATACTTAGAGAAGTTCTGTGGTTCGTTAAACCGAAGTTCAAAAGAGCCGTTGTCTAATTCAAACCCTCTCCATTTCAAGAAAAGTTTAAATTCATCATCGAATTTCTCGACCACATATCGCTGCAATCTCTTACAATACTCGTTGAATCTATGTTCTTGGATTAATGCAGTCCCTACTCGACCATCATTGTAGGTAGCTTGTGATTCGTCTGGACCAGTTGGTAGATATGAACTAGGGATTCGTAGTCCTCGATACATCTTGTTTGTAAAGAATCGAAGATCGTCAATTTCACCTAGGTTCGTTCCGCCTGGCAATGTTTCAACTCTAGACCCGCGACCCTCGGAGTTATGTACATAGATGCCTGCAGACAATCCGAACCAATGACTGTCTGAATCTGACTTAATGGTTATATCTCCAGTGTCTATTGTTTCTGTTAGCAATTCAATTGTAACAATCTTATGATTTTGTCGTTGTGCTTTCTTATTTGAAAATTTAGTACATCCTGTATATGACACCTTCCAATCTCCAAATTTATCATATCCGACTAACTTAACTAACTTGTTTAATGTTTGATCAGTTGGATATATTTTTCCCTTATCAAATGTTTTGTCTCTTAGAATATTCTTGTTTGCTACATGATATGCATTTTGAAAACAAATATCAGATCGTAATGCTTTAACAAGTTTTGAGATGCTGTCGTTTCCTGCATCAAAAGAATCCTTCATGCTGCTAAACATCTCTAAGGTATAAGTAATGCGTTTCGCTGCTGTAACTCGTGCTCTATTATTATACAAAGAGTTTAGAACCTTCGTCTTCGTAACATCTGGCATATTTTCCCAACCAGATAGGGCATTTTTTCGATTACGTTGGATAATCATCTCTGTAAATTCCGGAGATGCGTTTTCATAAAGTTTATGCATACCATCAATTATCTTTTGTCTCGACACCGGATTATTCCATTGCTTCTCTAGAGAATAAGTCCCAATCTTTTTATGTAAATCCGTGTGATCTTCAGTTAACATGACCTGTAAATTATCTGGGTTGTTATTCTTACTGTTAAAATCTATGTGGTGGACTTGTGTGTCTTTTCCAACTTGCTTATTCGCAATAGTAGCATGAACAAATTTAATCTTTCCGTCAGTATTTGACCTATACCTAGTATACCTAGTATACTTCTTGTTTTTCTGCTTTGGTCCGCTGTATCCTTCTTTTAATTCTAGAGGCATTAAGCTATCGCCCACTAATAGATCCTTGGCTTCAGTCTCTACTCCATCTCTCATTATAAAACGGTGGTCAGGTGTTGCTGTAACCGATTCTCCATTATCCAATGTAATTTTATAAACAGTGGCATCGCGCCTTGTAACACCGGCCCATTCAATTTTCGCAGGTTCTAGCCCATGGGTTTTATTATCTAACCCATATACCCAATTCTGTACACCGTTTTTATGATCGTCTATTATATCACTTAAGGTCTTTTCAGTTCCTCCTAGTAGTGGGATACGTGTATCTAAAGAAAGACAAGTTTGTGGAAAGAAATAATCTTCGTTAATAGAGTTCTTTATAAAAATACCGGATTCTATTGCAAAAGTATGGTATTCATTGTCAATGTTTAAGCAACCAGTGTCTATTGTTTCCTCTAAATATTCAATTTTGACCATCTTGTGGTTATGAATAGGCTCTTGTTTCGTTTCATGTGATATTAGACTATCAGTAACTACCAATTCATCTGCTCTGACAAATCCTTTTCCTAATACAGGAATCTTATGGTCTGGTGTACAAGTTAAAGATTCACCGTTATCTAGGTGCAATTTAATCACTTCAGCATCTGTTCGAGTAACGCCGGCCCATGATATTTCTCCAGTGACAATACTACCAGTTACTGGATTCGCACTATAAATCCAGTTTTCTTTGCCTTGATCTTGCTCTGCAATAATTTCAGTTAACGGTAGTGTTCTTCCGTCTAACAACGGAATACGTGTGTCAAGCGATATACATAGAGGGTTGTATGTAGTATCAAGAATGTTCGATCCGCCGCCTGTTTTACTCGGCATACGACGCTGATGTATTTCATTCTTCAACCGTTCGACGAAAGCCATTGCCATGTGCGACGGCATACTACCAACGTCAACATAGAATACTCTACGCTCTGGTGCTCGTTGAATTCGATAAATGATAATTGCGTCTTCTAGCAATTCTTTCTGTTTGAAGACCTTGAAGATATTCTCTAGGACGCTGTTTCCAAAAGGCCAATTAACGTCCAGGCCTTCAGTTAGACTAACATGAATGATATTTTCTGCATCAATCGCGGCTTCACTAATGCCTAAATCAAACCGTCCAGTTGATGAACTGCCGCCGCCACTGTAAGGTGAATTTGGTTGAGAAATCCCGCCGCCACCGCCTTGGTTCGACATGAAATTGTCTTTGAATGTACGCTGAGTAGCAGTCATATTTTCAAAATTTGGATTGATGTGGCTTAGTATGTATTGATCCGGTTTTTTGCCTTCACTTTCGTTAACAATAACTTTAACAACGTCATTCATGTCAACCCAAAACCATCTGTAAGTCTCAGGATCTCTAATGAATACCTGATCACCATATTTCAATGTGTTTCGGAACATCTTGAATATTCGTTTGTTGAATTCGTTAATGTTGTTCCAGTGTATTAGTTGTTTAGCTACAACATCAGTTTCTGAATCACTTGGATCTTCGTGCCAATGTACAGTGAATGGCGTTCCTGATTCTGTGTTTGTTTGTGTGCAAAATTCGGCTAAGATATCTAATGCAGCATTGACCTCAGAATCTACATCCATGCTTTCGTACTGATGATATCTTTGTACGCGATTAGGGTGTCCGATATAAACTTCGGGCAAATGACTAGAATAGTGACTATATGCACCAGTTGTGTTTGGCCCTCTAGTTTCTGCTGTTAACGGACTAGGTGTTTCGATCTTAAAATGCTTGCGCCAGCTCATGTTTTTCTTTCTTTTTACTACAGTGTATTTATATAATTATATACTCTTATAATAAATTTGATATTCTAGACAGTAATTCTTCTTGACTGTCAAATCCTTGTTTGTTGCCAGTGACTAATTGCTTCATGAGATCTGATTGTATATGCAAGGCTGCTACTAATTCAGTCATTACCTGTGTGTTCTGCACTGTCGATTTATTAGCAGCTTTTGCTGATGACTTGTCAGCCTCTACCATTGTTTCAATTGCCCTATTAGTTATTATAGTGCCGTCAGTTGATGGTTTGAATAATTCTGGACCAACTTCGCCAACTTCATAGGTTTGGTTTTTACTAACAGGGCCGCCGAATTTTTTGCCAGCTGGTGGGTTCGCTGCTGCCGCTGTTGCTTTTGTTTTTGCTGCATTCCTCTCAGCTTTTAACAGGCGCTGAGTTTCAGCGCCTGTTAAAGGCGCTCCCTTGGAGGCTGGTGTGGCAGATGGAGATCCGGATCCAGGCCCTTGCTCAGTTTCTCCTTTATTTAATTGTGTCTGAATTCTTTTCAGTTTATCCTTTATTTCAGAGCGAGTGGCTTTAGAGAATCCTTGTATTGTTTCCGTCATCTCTTTAATAGCGTCATTGAAGTTGTCTAACGTCCATCTAAACACTCCAGAATCAATAAATGTCTCAGCAAGTTCTTCAGTAGCAACCTTCATTGATTCCATGGCTTGCTGAAATTCTTGCATATTAGTTGTTAACGTATCTGCGCCGATGCCGGTCGCGGCTTTGTCTACCTGGTCAAATATCTTTGTTAAGGCCCCGTTCTTTAATCGATCAACTAAATTAGCAACTGATAGAAAGGCTCCTGCTGCCTGTGTTAATGCATCGCTTGACGCCTGTCCAGATAACATAATTGCTTCTCTTGCTGAGGCTTCTTCTTTGATTAAAACCGATGCTCGTGCTTGAAGTTCTTTAAAATACCTTTGGGGAGCGCCTGCGCCTGCTGACAATGATACTCTAATAGCTTCGACTTGCTCTGGGAAAAGTGCTAACTGGCCGGCGTTCTCTTGGGTAACTGTACCAAATATCGCTAGATCTTTAGTAACACCCTTGAGGCCAGCTGGCACCGCTAGCATAAGCTTATCAAAAGCCATTCTTTCTTCTTCGGTCTTACCACGTAACTTTGCCTGCAATTGAGCATCTTTCCGTAATTCAGATTGTCTAGACTTTTGTTCGTCGTTTGATTCACCTGTTAACTGTTTAGTAATCTGCATTTCTTTTCTGTATTGAACAGCCATAAATGCTAGAGATCCTAAACTGCCTTTAAAATCGCGCGCAGAAATACCCATTGCGCTCATGTCGCTTAAGAACTGTGCCATGTATTCTGGTTGGTCCTTAAGTGCAACACCCATCATCATGAATTGTTGGTCTAGGTTATTATCCTTAATTGACTGTTGGACTTCTCCTAATGCTTTTGCTCCTGCAGTCGCACTACCAGAAAACCGTGCTAACCCAGAGACGTTGTTGTAAACTGCATCTGCAAACCGTTCTAGTGGTATGCTAGCATCATGAGCAATGTCTCTCATTGCTAGCATACTGTTACTAAAACTAGCACCAGACTCAGCAAGCTTTATAAAACTATCTGTAGTTTTTTGTGCTGCTCCCATAGCAAACCCAAAGGCCGCGGCAATGGACGCCATGCCAGCAGCTATCACCGCTCCGGCAACCGGTATGCCTGCAAACGCATTACCTATAGATCGTGTCGCATTGCTCATGACACCAACTATATCTTCAGTACCACTTGCCATTGTTGATGCGGCCGTACTAAAACTTCTGCCCATATCTTTAGTGCGGGCTGTTATCTTCTTTCCAAAGTTATCCACTGATACCGCAGCATCTCTAGTACCAGAAGCAAAATTTCCGACAGCGTCTCCCGCGGCTCCCATTCGATTTCCAGTTCGCGCAGCTTGGTCGCCCATCCGACGGACTCTTTCGTCAGTCCTAGTACCACGTTCGTCCGCACCTGAAGCCATTTTCTCCATGGCTTTAAGCAGATTAGACAGCGTGTCTTCACTAGCAGGCCCACCTTTTCTTACAGTGGGTTCAAAGATGTCTTCAATATTTTGCATATTTTTTAATTAAACCTAACAAACGGGTAGATAAATACTCTTATAAGTATTTATACGGAGAATTCAATGAATCAAGAGAACAACAATCCTTTGTCAAAGTATTTCAGAACGCCTGAAATACAAATCAGTTTACCTAGTGGCGGCAACTATTGGGGAATGGGAGCCTTAGAGATGACAAGCAACGGAGAGCTTCCGGTATTCTCAATGACTGCTAAAGACGAGATCAATTTCAATACTCCAGATGCACTCATGAATGGGCAATCTGTTATTGATGTTATACATAGTTGCGTGCCAGCCATCAAGAATGCTTGGGCAATGCCAAGCATTGATATTGACCATATTCTGATTGCAATTAGAATTGCTAGCTATGGAGAAGAAATGGAGTTCAAATCTGTTTGCCCAAAATGCGAGCATGAAAACGAAATGCTAATGGACCTACATCACTTCATGAACCGGCCACCAAAGATTGAGCCGTTTGACAAAATCTACGAGCACGCCGGCCTTAAGTTTAAATTCAAACCAATGACCTACAAGATTATTAATGATCTAGGTAAAGAGACCTACCAAACTCAAAGATTATTCCAGACTGTCAATGAAGAGAATATGCCAGAGGATGAGAAACTTGAAAAAGCTAGAGAGATCTTCAACACCTTAACAGAATACACTGTTGACAGCATTGCAGATTCGATTGAATACATTGAGACCACTGACGAAGAATCAGTGTCTGACACTGAGATGCTTAAAGAATTCATAAACAATTCTACTCGAAAAATGTTTAAGTTTATCAAAGATACAAGCACACTTGTTCATGACGGGACAAAGACTGATCCTGTACTAGGCGAATGTCCAGAATGTCAGCATAAGTATGAAATCCCGTTTACGTTTGATAATGCAAATTTTTTCGACTCAGACTCTTAACGTTAGACAACGAAGAGATCATGACTATGTTAGCACAAATGGCTAATGTCGTTAAGAGTCTGAAAAAGGATTTATTTCAAAGCTGCTTATATATGAGGGGAGGATTGTCTTATGAAGAGGCTATGTTCCTGTCCAGCAGCGAACGAAAGATAGTTCATGAAGTTATCGAAGAACACATAGAAATCATTAAGAAGTCGGGCGGCCGCGTGTAGGCCTAAGCGTAACATTGAAACGTATGTTATGTCGCGAACCATCTCTGTGATGCATAGTAAGCTGATTCTCCCCTACAAAATCAAACCCTAACTCAGCAGCTATATCGCAAAAAGCGCCAAAGGCCTCATGAATTTTCTCTTTGTGTTCTATAATGACATCGTCAATTAGCATAATTTCACATCCATAATAATTTAAACTGATAGCATTATAATAGAGTAGAGCTTTAAGGTCAATCGTTTTTAAATGAACTACATTCAGAGCTTCCTGCAACATACAGTCTTACTCTACCACTCTCTGCTTTACGAAGTGAACTAAAGTTCACTCAACACTCGCTTTTAGCTCGTGTTCTTTTCAGTTTCTTTCTAGTCTATTATATATCTTTTTCTTTTCAATTCTTAATACACTAATATTTAACAAACACTACTATGTATTGGCTTCCCAAGATTTATTCATACTTCGCCCGCTACGCGGGCGAAGGTTAAAACGAACTAGCATAGAGAGCTATTGCTAGTTGTCAAGTTCTTAGTGGTTACTTCCCTGAGTTCTTGGTCTCGTCATACTAATTAAAGGGGATTCGATTTTTAATCACATCATAAGTCGGAAGCGGTTGCCCTGTACTCCCTACCCCAGCCTCCTGCAACGGTATCGCCATGTGACATAATTAGCTGTCTACATGTACGATCGAAGGTTGTATCTTTTTCACAGAGCCTTCATCATTCAATCTAAAGTTGATCTTACTCTACCCTTCAATGGATTATTCGCGAGCCATTGGACGCATCGGTTTTTTCTTATATGGGGCTATGGTAAAGTCTGACGTGCTTTAGACCGAAGGGTTCTGTGTGGTATGAGTGTGCAATATCAATTTAACTGGACAGCAATATCAATTGAGTGCTTTATAATGGTTCATGGATGCTGAATAGCCGAATGTGCTGTACTGAGGTGCTTTATTAATGTGCTTTATTGAGGTGCTGTTGTGCTTGATAGCGGGGATGCAGCATGTCTTTGTTAGACTATCGCTTGTGCTTTATTGAATGCTTTATTGAGCTTTATTGGGTGCTTTATTTAATTGTTCTTATACTATATAGTAAAAGTTAATGGAGAGCAAGTAAAAAATGAATCTAAATATAGGTTGACCTATCTATTAACGGTGCTATAGTAGATGTATAAGAAATGGAGAACAGACATGGGATGTTGGTCAGAAAGTTGTGCCGTGACCGGAATGGAAATTAGGTACGACAATCGAGTATATGTGGCTATGGTCAATAGCGAAGGCTATAATAGCCAACAGATTATAGTAATTCCTCCGGTCTTGGGCATATATGATTATGGTGGCATCGAACTCCTAGAAAATAACACCGAGTTTGGCCTTGTTAAAGGCGACGCATGGCAGCCTCGCGAAATCGAAGGCTCTGATCCAATCTACATTGATGCTGTTATCCTAGAGGATGTGCTGCCGACCATAAGTAAAGAATTTCCATATGCTTATAACGAAACTAATGAGCCAATTAGCATTGACACTATAGCTGATGCTTGTGCTATTAAACGTACTCTTTCTCCATGAGACATTGCTTGCTAAGATCGCAGCTTATGAGGAATCAAATTCGGCTGACTTTATTGGGGTATATACAGGAATGTCGAGCGTGTTTCAATTTTCATCTTATAAATCAGCTTGCACTTGGGCCAGCGCAGCTATATTGCATGGAAATTTAGATATAGATGAATTTTTGAAATTTTATTTTCGAGCCTACACACTTCATGACGCTGCATTTGAACTTCGGAAAATATTTTCCCCTAACATATCAGGTCCGCAGCATGGCGGCAATGACGCGGTGTTGCAATTGAGTATCGCTGTTACTGAAGAAACGACCAAACGAATTAAACAAGACCAGGAAGACTGTG